TCGAATGTCAAGAATGTCTTCAATAACTTCCCTCCGACCAGCAGCGGGCAACTGCATAAAGGGAACAAAGGTAGAAGAACCAAGAACAACAATCTGAGTAAATGATTTGTAATTCAGTTTAAGAACGTTTTGCTCTAACCACTTTTGCTGATCAGCAGCGGCAGCAGATTGGTCTAAGATAGATCCGTTTTTATAAATCTCAAACACCGTGGGTTTCATACCACGAACTACTTTCCAATCAACACTCCCGATAGTGAAATCAATTTCAACTCTACAATCTCCACAGTTAATAGTATTGACTAGTTGAGGTTTGTTGATTTTACGAAATGGTTTGTTAAACAAACCAAAACAAAGGGCATCCAAAATAGTAGATTTGCCTGCCCCGTTTTCTCCAACAATCAATGTCTTCTGGTGAGAAGACAAATCAATCTCAGTAAAGTTATTTCCAGTACTGAGAAAGTTTTTCCATTTAATAGTTTTGAATTCAATCATCTACTTTGGGTGGGATTACAATGTCATCAGGGGTAACAATACAATATGAGTATCCGTTCATTTCACAGATCTCAATTGCAACTTCGTCGTCAACTTCAACGACAGACATCTCTGGATAATCATCTGCTAGAAGCAAATCAGAGTGGCGTTCTGCATCATCAGCATCAAGGAAGAGATAGAGCACATGCTCATCTCCAGAAATATTAGGAGCATATGCTCCCTCTTGTTCTTTACCTTTAATTGCTAGGAGGTACATTATTCTACTTGCAGTGATTCTACATATATTGAATTTATAATGTTTTTGAGATTATCTTTCTCTTCATAATCAATTTCATCAATATACTTCTCAAGGAAGGTAAGAGTTCCTTCAACTTCAATGTCGCCATTGGGGTTAATTTCTTCATGACTGTTATCTACAATCTTAAGATCATGAATACCTACCTGATACAGATTGTCAACAAGCATTTCAAATTGAGGAATGTTTGTTTTCTTTTCAACAATCAATTTGATAAACTTATCTTTGTACTGATTAACATCAGTAGATGAATACGTATTAAGTTTATCATTGTAGAAAATCTTTTCAAACATATTGAAAGGATTCTTTACAAAAACAGTTTTCATAGTTTCTGTATCAAACAGATGGAACCCTCTAGTGTCACCATAATCGTTCCAATACATTTGATAGGGGTTGCCTAAGTAGTAAACATTACCAGCATGTGAACGGTGGTGGAAATGCCCTGAATAAACTTTCTTAAATTTAGAAAACACATCGGCACTCATGCCATGATCCATAACATAACCTTTATGTGCTTCAAATCCAGATAGTTCAAGATGCCCCATGGCAATCTTTGCTTTAGTGTTAGAGATCTCCTCAAAGGTTTCCGTCTCATTATCAACACAGATCCAAGGAATAAAACAAATATCTAAACCACCAATCCTAAGTGTTTCGGGTCTACTGATCTGAAAGATGTTTGGGTATTCACTTAGAAGAAGATTGACTGCATTCAGATCAAGAGTGTTTTTATAATAAGAAGTATGGTTGCCAACTACAGTATAAACCTTAATGTTTCTTTCTGCAAGTTTACTGTAGTAATTTTCCTTTGCCCAATCTAGAGACCAGAAATCAATTGATTTGCGGTTATCAAAGGTATCCCCAAGGTCAATAACGGTATCAATCTTTTCTTTGTCCAGGATAGGAAAGAAGACCTCGTTATAAAATTTTGCCATGTAGTCATGAAAAATCTGACTACCTTTCCTCATACCAAAATGCTGGTCAGTAATAATAGCAACTTTCATCAGTACCTCATTTTTTGTTCAAGAGAGTTTTTGATTCCCTCGTAGTAAAGATCGTTTCCAAAATCATCACCACTGAATACTTCACTGTATCCTGACTTTTCAATCATCTTGTTCTTGATGTCCACCTGTTTTTTTTCTTTCTGGATTCTACGAAGAAAAGCGTAGTAGATGATCTGAGTAAAATAAGCAAAAGGGTTCTTTGATTTCTCGGGATCAAAGTTATCAATGTATGTAATGCAGTTTTCGATACCATCACCAATCATGTCATCCTTAAACATGTAGTTGACAAAGTTTGGTTTGTACGAAAGATGGGTTGCGATCTTCAAAAAACAACCACCAATGTATTCTCCCACTGGTGGTTTGGCGTCGCCCGTTTCTTTTGCTTTCTCTACCTTCTTCTTATACACAATAATTGCATGTAAGAAGTCCTTGTTGTTTACGTAATGCTCTTTTGTCTTTGACATTAAAACTATGTTGTACTTCTCTGACGTATCATAGCACATACTTAGGGTATTGACAAGGGGGCTTGACAGAACCCCTAGATCTGTGTATAATAACTCTGTCAAGGGTTGAAGGACTTTAAGCTCTTAGATACTTTAAGTACTTAGAGTACTTTAAGATTCTTTAGTATCCTTAGAATCCATTAAGTACATCTCTTCAAGTAACTCTCTAGCGTTATCAATAGATCCTAATAGACCTGTATCTTCAGAAAGATCTACCCTATTACCTTCCTTCCTTCTTTTTGGGACGGGAGGTTTTTTAATGTTTTGTCTTGAAGGTTTATCTAAATTATCTAATCTTTTTAGAGATGTCTTGTAGAACTTAATTACAGTAGTGTCTACTTCTTTAATTGTAATGATATCTTCACCTGAGATATGGAATTCATTTTGATGAGATAACTTCATCCATGCTTTAATCTTAAATCCCTGAATAACTCCAGGGATATCAACCTCTTCTATATCTACAGGGTTTTGAATTATAAGATAGTCATCTTCAGGAACGGCGGTTTTGACATAGCATAATATTTCTTCTCCAGTTTTAAATTTGATACTTGCGTAAAAGGGTCCCATACTTAGTTCTTTAGTTTAACGTTAATTATCTCATAATCAAAGTTTTCTTGATTATAGATCTTTACTCTTTCAAATAAATGACGCAGGGTATAATTTGGATTGTTTGAATCTTTTGATGTATCATCAGCAATGTCATAAAGAATCGCAGTATTTTTGTTTTCTCCTTTTCTTAGTACTCTACCAATTGATTGGAGATTCCTTACTCTAGATTTAGATGGAGATGCAAAAATGATGTTATGTAGATTCTTAATATTAATACCAGTTGAGAACGTTCCGTAACTAGCGATGATAATTGCATTGGACTCCTGCTCGGTAATTGCTCGGATTTCTTCCCTGTCCTTTACATCAATTCCACCGTGTACGAAAAATACTTTTCTTCCGTTCTGTGCATTTTTATTTATCAATTCATAGAGTGGTTCACCATGCTGTTCAACATAGTTGAATAAAACGAGCGAGTTGCCCGCCAGATCTAATGCAAGATTTTTGATAAAATTATTTCTCTTTGGATGAGAAACTAGATAGGCGATCTCATCATGATAACTATCAAATTTGACATGGTTATGCCTAAGTGATATAATCTTGATCTTTAATCTAGACAGATGCCCTTGTTTAATTAGTTCATTTGTGTTTGTAATCTTTTCGTGAGGACCGAACAACCCTTCAAGAACAAGTTTGTTTGTCTTGCTACCATCAAGGGTTCCCGTAAATCCAACACGATATTTGGCGTGATGAAGTTTAGTAAGAATATCTGTCAGAGATTTTGCTTTAAACAGGTGTGCCTCATCACCAATAACAGCAGTAAAGCATTCAAAATACTTCTTTTGCTGTTTGTATATTGATTGCCAAGTTGTAATTGTTACTGGTTTGTCCGATATTTTTTCATGACCAGCATATACTTTATGACAAAAATCCTCTGCCATCCAACCATAAGATTCAAAATCCTTGTACATCTGTTCGACAAGGGAGGTGGTTGGAACCACAATGATGATTTTCTGACCCGTTTCTTGAAGGAATCTAACGATAGAGTAAATCATAAAGGACTTACCAGACCCTGTAGGGGATACAATCAATTTACGTTTTTTTCTAAGTGCTTCGTAAATTGCTTTGTATTGATAGTCCCTTGCTTTTAAAGATGAAAATCTTTTGGTAAATGATTTAACGCCATCTAAAGACACCAATTCATCTTCGGAATTTGGCATACCAAAGAATTGATTATCTGCATAATCATAGGTGTATCCACGCTCTTCGCAGAATGCTTCAATATATTCTCTTAAACCAGCATAGATCTCTCCAGTGCCAGGTGAGAACAAACGGATCTTCCCATCCCAATACTTTTGTCGGTAGGCAGGCATGAACTTTGCCCCCTCCACATCAAAAGTAAAATGGTCAGATAGTTCGTATGAAATATGAGGTGGTGTCTTCAGTTGAAGGTAAACTTCATTTTTCTTTCGGATAATAACGTCACTCATCTATACCTCTAGAATATCTTAACCAATCAATCGCATTCTTAATTTGGAATGAACGATTGTTAATATTATTTAGAATCTCTTTGATAGTGCCTTCTAACTTTTCATACAGATCTACCATGGCACGAAGTTTAATAATCTCCTCATCAGCTTTGATGTAGATTTGAACCTCCGTCTTCATGATCTTTTCATCGGGAGCAAGTTCCTCTCTCCCCATATAATAACTATATTTTTGTTTGAATACTCTGTCGTACTCGTATTCTTTTTCTTTTTTGAGTAATTGGATTCTCAGATACTTATCAATCCATTTTGAGTGAAGGATAGGAATGTTCCTTGCTGCTTCAAATAGGTCATCACCCATATCAGCATCTATTCTCCACTCTTCCATAATCTGTTGTTGTAAACTCATATCGTCTTTTCCTTATCCCTCATGTCAGTAATTGTAAAGTAAGTATACTTGAATCGTACCGTTGCTGTCAAATATTGTATATCAGAAAGTGAGGTATCAAATTCTAAAGTGCTTAATGAAGTTGGAAATGCATCTACAAAATGCATTTTAAAATTCTCATTGAAGTTGCTGTTACATACCGTAAGATACATATCAACTGTTTCTAGATTTTCATCCTCTACGACAAACTCTCTATTTTTCATTCTATTGACAAACTCTCTCCACTGAGTTGACTTTTGTGGATATGTAATTCCAACCATCCAATTATGAATCAATGAGTAATTATTACATTCTTCATCTACAAAGAAGGTTAACTCTAGATCATCATAATTTAACTTATCTCCACCAAGTTGAAAATCATTATATGGAGTTGCTTGAGTAGGACCACCCATGGAAACTCCAGGGAGATTTGCAGAACTGCATTGAAATGCAATCTCATCAAATCCTGGAATGGTTAATATAAAAGCAGCAGGAGATAAAAAATTAACGTTGCAGTTAGACATTAGGGATCTCTAAACCATGGGTGTGGGATAAAACCATATAAGAAGCAAGAACTTAATCTGTAGTCAATGCTCTCTGGTATGTATGCTACGTGTGGACGTTTGAACTCATAAATGGTCATCTTCCAAGGGTCTGCAGGTGCTTCTCCTTGATATGTGTATCCAAAACGTTTTAATGTTTCCTCATCTAAGTTTGGAAAATAATCACATTTAGTAGTTCGCATTTTATCAAATTCATTATATAATGGATGATATGGTCTACATGCAAAGTCAAAAAAGTAATTCCAATCACCGTTGCCAGGTTCTTTACAATATTCACCATCCCAATCATAAAATCTTGTAGAACTTTCTTCAATGTTCTCACTCATCCAATAGTTAGCAACAATACCCTCAAGCATTTCACAACAATCATTGTGAGGCAATCCAGCAGATCCAGTGCAATTTACATTATCTTTTTCGTATTTGTTAATCCATCCCATATGTCCGTCTCTAAGATATGGACGGTTTGACATTCCTACTACGTGTTTGTAAAAAGGTTTTAATAACTGATAAGCAACAATTTCAGTTTCTTGCCAATATTGACTAGTAATAACTTGAAATGGATTATTATGAATATCTTCTTTTTCGTTAATATAATCTGTTCTGGTTTCTAATTTATTTAAATATTCATCAATACCAGAAGAGAATGGATTATGAATTACCCAGTATCCTGGTTCTTTATATTCATATTTAAGTTCATTAGGATGAGTAATTTCAAGCATAGCGAGATCATTCTTTTAATTATTTATAGGCATAAAAAAAGGACCCCCGTAGGGGTCCCGTAAAATGTGAATGGATCACATCAGGTTTGCAACAGATACACGTCTGTAGTATACGTTGCTGGAGAGGTTTGCTGCTGCAGCAGGATCAGCATCAGCGAGGTGGGTGTCATAACCCTTAGCGAATGGGTTCAGGACCATGCCATAGCGGGTCTTGAATCCGATACGTGGCTGGAAGTCATCCTGACCAACGCTACGTACCATCTGCAGAGGTACATATGGGCAGTAGAACATACCTGCGTCATAAGGTGAAGTACCCTTATAACCGACAACGTAGTACTGGTTGCCTGATTGACCATTTGTACCACCACGGGTGATGGTTGCATATGGGTCAATGTAGACGCGATAGCGACCGTTCAGAACACCAGCGAAGGTGTTACCAGTTTCGTCAACTGCGAGGCGGTTGTTGCCTTCCAGAGCAGGGGTGTAATCAAGTACGCCTGCCATTGCCAGTGCCGAAGCAACGTCAGCAGAGCACATGATCATGTTGCCCTTTCCTCTACGAGTTTCGCGTGCAATTGCGTTTGCA